ATCATTACCCTCATCGTGCCTGAAGTTCCCACCGAAGTAGTCGATGTTAAAGTACCCGAGGTAGTTACTCACCTCATAAGCAGCTTTAGCTACCTCGGGAACCTCAATACCGACTACCCTCTTGGCTCCTCTTGATAGTGCATAACGACAGAACTCTCCGCTGCTACACCCGTAGTCCAAAACTGTTTTATCTTTGAAATCGATATTCTCTAACTTATAGAAATGAGTCCGATGTGCCATATCCCTTTGACCAGATACACCAAGACTCGCTATTGATTGATAAGTGTCCTCTCTCGAACCACAACCCGCTTCTTCATCCAGCCTGCCAATGAGGAACTTTTCGTACTTATCCTCATTGAAATAGAAAGCCCCGAAGTCTACCTCAAAGTCCTTATAATCGTGGTGTTTGTTGGGGTCTCTTGATCTCCTAGCAATACCATACCTAGACATCAGATTAACAATCGCTGATTTTCTGGGGTTTGGCATTGGACCTCTTTCGTTATCCTCAACAATGTCAGTTACTTGAGCCCAATACTTATCCTTACCCACCTGTACAGTAACAATGTCATAGATTCTTGGAGCATAACCGTGAAGCCAGAATATGTTTTGAATCTTAGTACAATCCAGTAAAGGATAGTCCTTCCATTTGTACTGATCCAGAGGAGCGTATTTATCTTCCTTGAATATCTTGAGCCCAATCCTACGACCACCTTTAAGTTTAGGCCGAGCATACAGTTTTCTCAGTTTCGACTCAGGATGAGTAGACACTTTACAAAACACCCCAGGGTGAAAAGTCTCCCTAGGTAGACTTTTGAACTTAATTGTTTTCATATGGTTTTCTTGCTATTGCTAATATCGCTGTGTTCTTTCCACCAGTGTATCGGTCAGGGTTCTCAGGATCATAAACGAAATGAACCTCATCGACGATGTAGCCAGTGAGCCAATTAGCCCAATCGGTGAAACCAACCAGCTCACCGCCACACGTTGCTCCTGATCCTGGGAAGGCTACTAGGAGTCTACCTCCTGGTTTTAGGACTCTGAGCATCTCACCATAAGCAGCCTTTGGATCGCCAATGTTATCGTGCATCCCGATAAACAGAAACCCATCAACTGAGTTATCCTCCATCTTGGACTTACAGATATTATCTATCTCGTACTCAAGTGGAGTTTTATCTTGCTGATCCAACAACCCTTCCTTTATATCAATTGTTACAAAATCACAAAGAAGGTCTGGGTTAAAGAAAAATGGTTTGTAATCCCAGAAGATATGCTTGCCCACCTCAACAACCTTATCTCCGTTCTTAAAGAACTTAGCAAACTTAGGAAGCAACTCTCGGTGGAGCACAGCTCGCCCCTTACTCCTCATATAGTTAAAGCCAGTAGTTTTGAAATAGTCTATATTTTTCATAAGTCCAAAAGCCTTGGTAAAAGCTCCCTTTCTTTTAACATCCACCCGTGAAAATACACTGTCTTAATGTGCTTATACCTTTCAGGATGTAAAACATAATGCCCAATATCTATACTTTTGGCATCAAGATGTAAACCAAACTTCCAAGCTATATCACGTAGTCTAGGAACCTCGGCAAAGCCTCTACCATCTACCCACCCATTCCAAGGTGGATACCAAATAGTTGGTCTCATACCCAAATATCTTTCAAACTTCTTAATCGCTTCACCTAAGTTTTCCTCTATTTCTCTGTCTTTCATCAGCCCGTAATTACTGTGTTTCAAACAATGAAGCTGAAAATCTACAAGAGGCTGGCTCTTCATAAAATCAATTACCTCTGCTTGGTGATCAAGATACGAACAATCAACCACTAGAGTTTGTTTCTTTTGCCTCCTCACAAACTCATCGTGAATCGTTTGCATTGTTGGTACATCCATTCCTTGAGGCCAATCGTCGTGTCGATAGACCATTTCAAAAGGATCACCGTATAAAGTATCTGTTCTCATTTTAGTCCCATTAACTTGTCAATCTTATTAAACATAAACTTCTCATCATATTTGTCAGCCACTACCTTGCGGTGTTCTTTAGGCTCAATTAGCTGTAGGCTATCGTAGTACATTTCTGCGGCCTCACTTGGAGTTCGATATATATAGGTAGCAGGCCAGACCTGTTTAGCCCCGTACCAGTCGTTAATCAACGCTGGGATACCTTTAGCCATTGCTTCTGCTGTCACATAAGAGAATGCTTCCTTATAAGAAGGAATTAAAGTTACATCTTTATCTTCAAGGTAAGCATTCATATCATCCACCCGCTCATCAAAATGAACTGGAAATCCACAAGTCTCAACTCTATGTTCTAGGTACTTTTTCCACCAACGTGGGTCTGGTCGATCTCCTCTGATATAAAGCTCCCAGCCAGGGTCACGCTTATTAAGCTCATAAACCACATCAACTGCAGCTGCTACATTTTTACCTATCCACAATCTTCCCACAAAGACTGCTTTCTTTTTCTTGGGGTTAGGTCGCAAGGTATACTTGCTCATATCGATACCAGGAGGGATAATTTCTATCTTCTCCTTTGGGCAAGTAAAGTCGGGTCTATTGGTATAAATCTCAAGTTGTTTTTCGTTTAATAAAATGAAGTGGTCAATTAAATCCCAATTAAAGTTCTTATAATAGTTCATGTAGTTTTCCACATCAATACCCCGAACTATACACTTGTCTGGCTTTTTTCCTCCTTTAGCCAGCTCAACCACCATCTGCGAGGCATATTCGTAATAAACCACATCACAACTCTTCACGAACTTGGGCTCGTGATACATACTTTTGACAACCTCATGTCCCATTTCTTCCCAATGGTCAATGAGTTGTTGACTAAAGTTCCATTTATCTGGATCAACTACTCCTATTTTCATGGCTTTTTAAATAATATACCCAAGTAATGATTACCTTGCATTAAGGAATGAAACATCATCCACTCATCATCGTTCATTAACTGCTCTATCTGGCCTTTATTAAAAGTCTGAAGGTGAAACGGATTAGCTCCTGGCTCCTCGTCCAAAGGAACACTAAAAAGAATCGCTCTTCTGGCTACCTTTTTAAACTTCTTAACCGCTACCTCTGGGTGCGGAAGATGTTCGATAACTTCTAAAGCAACTACTACATCACAAGCAACAATATCATCTTTCATTAAATCAGCATGATAAAACTGAGTATTTGGAAAACGGTCTGCTCTAGCTTTCTCAACTGATGAAAGGTCGTAATCATAACCATGAACTTCACTAGCAACATTAGCCAAAAGTTTACTCCCGTAGCCAGTACCACATCCTGCGTCAACCACAATTTCTCCCTTGTTTACAAAACCACGAGCAAAAAAGTACCTTACCAAGTGTGCTCTTCCAGCTCCATCCCTAATCCAATTTTTCATTACTGCGTGGTATCTTTCACTCATTTCTATAGTCAAATACTTCTTTAATTACATCCCAATCATCTTTTGGAATAAATGATACAGGACGGTGACCGTGTTCTTCAGGCTTCATCCCTGTGTAGCCCCAATCATCACCTCCAAAGATGTGCCAGCAAGGAATATGCCCAGCCCATCCACACTTTTTACCCATATCTCGAATACGTTCTGAAATCCAGATTTCTTCATGCCCTCGTAATGGTCGCTTGTCTTTCCAAGCCCCCAATGCTCTAACCACATCTGAATCCATTAAACGCATATATCCAGGAACGTGAGAAAACTCAACAATCTCTCCTACATCTTCTGGAAACACATCTTCATACTTGGTTCCAACCAGAGTCTGGGGCCTAAGTGCAATCGAAGCGAAAGTAGGATGTCTTTGTTTAAGTTCAATCAGTTCAATCAACCAGTCCTTTTTCTTTTCATGATCTGGTTTTGGAACCAAAATATCGTTATCGGTTGAAATAAACATGGGTGATTCAACAAAGTTCATCCCAATATTTTTGACGTGTTCAAGACCATAGTTTTTATCCATCTTAACGTAGATGTCAGCAGTTTTAAGCAACCATTCCTGGAAAGACTCTTGACTACCATTGTCGATAACAATCAATCTAAACGGAGTATAGGAAGTGTTTTTCTTGAGCGTTTCAATAGTTGCTCGACAAATATCCTCTCGTTTCCAGGTAGTTAAAACAATATCTATTGGCATTGGTTCTTTTATAGTTCCCTCTTTTCGTTGCCAGTTCTCACAAAAACCATGTATGGAGCTATCTCCAGCCAATGCGGTTCAAAGTGACGACTTAACTTATAAAACATAGCCCAATCATCTCCCCAAGGATTGCCGAGGTCGTTTTGATCTCCGTATAAAGGAACAATCTCAGGGTGGTCAAGTTTAATTGCCTTGCCAAAGTCAAAAGGGTTTCTGTGTTCAGGCAGGTATCCTGTCAATTCTAAACACTCACGCTTAAACATAAACCCCCCGCTCATCACATCCCCAGACTTAAAAATTTCACCTTTGTTGTGCTTGCTTGAAGTACGAATCGTGGTTTTATAATTCTTCCAAGTAAGACAAGCTCCCCAATTAAAGACTTTTGCATTAGGAAACTTCTTGGTTGCCTCATCCAAAACCTCTAAGTAATAAGGAAAAAGCATATCGTCCGCATCTAACCAGATTATCCATTCTCCCTGAGCTTGCTTCATACCAGTGTTTCTGGCTACCACCCTTTGCATATTGCTAGCGTGTTTGACAATCCTCATCTTGCCCTTGAGTCTGTCAGCGAACCAAACCAATTTTTCTGTGGTTCCATCATCAGAACCATCATCAACCACAATAAGCTCCCAATCTTCATAGGTTTGGTTAATCACCGACAAAACTGTACGGGGTATACTTTCGACGTTGTTGTATGTTGGAACAATTATTGTAAACTTCATGCCCACCTTTTGTTAGCTTTTAATAACTCTTGAAACACCTTATCTCCACTAAGATTGGTAAAAGCCTTGAAATCTTTCGGTAAACAAACTCCCCGAAGACCCCGTTTTCCATTAAAAGGAGTAACTAGGTGATTTTTGCCAATCCACTTCCTGTCGTATAAAGCCTTCTGAACTTGGTCGTACTGAATATCAAGCCTGGTACAAATATCATAAAGAATATTGCCGAAAATAGTTTTGGTTGAATAGAAAGCGTTAATAGAAAGTTTAATCATCTCGCTCGTTTTTAAATCTGATTGATGAATGGGATATCCCCTATAACGAGCATTGTACAAAGAAACAACTTCATCTCCATGCCTTTTTAACCGAGCCCCAACCACAATAATGTCAGGATCGATTATATCTTGTTTCCAAGAGCTCATGGTAAGAAACTCAGGGTTATGGATAATAGTGTCTAAATCTAGTTCATCACAAAGTGCATCTAATTGTCCTGGAGTTGTGGTTGATCTAACAACGTAGAGTTTCCCGCCACCAAATGCTTTTAACTGTTTAATTGTATCTCTGATAGCAGAAATATCATGAACGTGTCCCTCGCCTTTTACAGGTGTCGGCAAGCAAATAAAAATATATCTCTTTTGGGCAGCTTCTTCTAAATTAAGAGTGCTCCCTTTAAGGTCAAAATAGTCTTTTATTCCGAAGGTTTTTCTGGTAGCTTTACCTACAACTCCTAAACCTCCGATTACTACTGCATTATCCATCTTAAACTGAACAGATTAACACTGTAATGCGGGTGGAAAACCTATATTGCCATGTAGCAGATAATATTAGTGATTATGAAAACAACCACCCGCATTATAGTGTCAACCTATTCTACATAAAGTAAAGGTTCTAAATAATTTTTAAAAACGGCTCCCAAACTTCTTTCGGTTCTTAATTTAATCTGCATAGACGACGCTAGATCAGTTCTAAGCCTTCTTGCTATCATACCAGCAGTTTCCCTATGGTAAGCCTCCTCAAAGCCCCTTCTCTGTTCGTCTGGTACATCCTCTGGCCCATACTTGGTTTCGGTTACTGTTCCTCCTTGGTCTGTTTCTTCATACGAATGATTTAGATCAGCTAAGACATCCCAATTAGAGCTGAACTTCCTATATATTGCATTCGGTCCGTAGATGCTTCTAAACGGAGGAAAGTCTTGATTTAATACTATCACACTTCCTGCAATTCCCGCTTCTTGGGTAGTTAGAGAATAAGTCTCAGACCTTGAGGGATGTATGTAAACGTTACACAATTGTTGAATATTAGCTACTGTTTCCCAGGGTACTCTAGTTCTCCATGACTCATTTACTTCAGAGGTAAAAAAACATTCCTCTGGACTAAGACCCCAATCAATAGCTAACTTTTTTAACTCATCTCGATAAACAACTTTGTCTCCTCCTGTGGAATGGAAGTCGACAATAATACAAGTCACCTTCATCCCAAACTCTTTCAATTGAGACATGGTTTTAATTACATATTCTACCTGTTTACCTCGATCAAGACGTATCGGGTACGCACAAATAGCATCTGACTCAAGGATTCTTTTGTCTGTTACCAGCTTCTCAAGTTGCTCATCAAATCCAAAAAAACGACAAACGTCTATTGGATGAGGAACATACTTAACTTTGTCTTGGGAAACGTTAAAGTTTTTTGCTAGAGATGGTATAGAAATCTGATTAAAAGCAATGTAGTAAGAGTTGGGGAAGGGTTTTTCAATTAAGTTTAAATACTCATCTTGGAAATGAGTTCTAAGATTAGAAAGGGTATAAGGTGGGGTTGCTGAATGAATCCAGTGCAACCACCTCTTTTCAGGATGTTTATTAGCTATTTTACGACAAGCAATGTTATGTTTTAAAGCAGCAGGCTGATAAGCAAAATCATGAGTGATAATGACATCAATATCTTTAAGATGTTGTTCAAAAGCCTCAGTTAGTTTGGCAACATCTTCATCAAAGGTCTTGTCTTTTTTTACGGAATTGCTACAGGGAACAATAGGTATTTTCCTGATTTCAGCATTCTTGTACTCTTCAATCGGTTCAAAACTGTCAGAAACAATAACGACAGGCTTGAATCCGCCCATGTTAAGCATTTTTATCTGATCTTGGGTAACACGATTGAGTGAATAAGCTGGGTCAGCCGAATTGAAGTTCGTTGCAATACAGACTTTTTTAGTTCTCATAATTGCAATATACTATATATAGGCTTGTTTGTCAAGTATTATCGGTAAAGGATAGTTACTTTGGCACCCGATCCCCCAATGGTTGCGTATGCACCTGATGTACATTTAACAGGAGCGAATGAGGGTGATTCTGTTGTTTTCTGAGCAGCCGAAACTGCTAAGAAATCATCTCCTGACCCATCTTCCGATGCGTCTAGGACTACTGTAGCGTCTGCATTAGACCCCGCAGCGAGAATGATACCGACAATTTCTTGTCCTGTATCCACAGCTTTACCAGATGAGGTAAGATGCCGTGACGTACATGATGTTTCTTTGGTAATCATATTTCAATTGTAAATCTTATAAGTAGTTATTGTCAACTAGAATTTTCCAGGTTGTTTATTTCTCCTTGGTATATTCGAAAGTGGTGTGTCTTCTTGAACACCATCTCCGTACCACTCAATACCATCTTTATCTACGGTAACATCTTGCGTTTTACCCGCTATTTTAGATTTTTTTGTAGGACGACCTGATAACTCAGGCATATCTTGAAATCCCTGATTCTCTGCTTGACCTCGTGACACTCCTTCTGTAGTTCGAGTTACTATTTTACCCGTGTATTCCATTGGAGTAATCCCAGCAATTTTCTTTTTTTTCTTGACTTTTTCACCGTCTTTGGGTTTCTTTTTACAATATCTTTTATGTGAAATTAACCCAATTGGAGCTTTAGCCTCAAAACCACACCACTCACAGATATGTTTACCTGTATTTTTGGTTTCTACATCTTTGGGATTTAACTCTTTAATGAAGCCAAACTTATCTAAAAAATGATCTGCTAAAGGATACAACTGTATTGGGAATGTCATTACTGCCCCTTCAGGAAAAGGTTTAGTTTGGTTACCGTTAAAACTGAACGAATCGATTTTCAAGTTTGACGTGTTTTTTAAAACCCTCATGTTAAATATAAGTTATCACAAAGTCTATAAAATTGCAAGCAGGGGGGAAGATTGCTCCGCCCCCCTTATTGCTGCGACTAGCTTTACGCTATGTCGTACTTTGTCGACGCTAGTGTTCGCTAATTACTTAGCTAGTGCTAGTCGACGTCGAGGTTGATGTCGACGTGGATGTAGACGTTGACGTTGACGTTGACGTTGACGTCGTTGTCGTTGATGTACTAGTCGACGTTGACGTTGTCAAAGCTATACCACGCCAGACAGACCCATCATAGACTGCGAGTGCATTATTATCTGAATCATAATGAAACTCATAGTCTTTAGGATTTGAGGGCCTCGAAGTACGCAAGCGACCAGCTAGTTTGGAAAAGTGTGTTCCTTCTGCCATATTAACTAACGTGTCTTCGCTTGTGTACCTTAGCTAGCATATGCTGAGCTGTCCCCCTTGGAACCCCAGACTCCTCTCCAATCGCTAAAACCTTTAGAGAATCGTTGACGACCTTTAAACAAAGCCATACCTGTTTCAAAGGCATTATCTTGTTTAAACTCGGCTTGTATTCTCCAGAACCAGTTAAGCTGATGTTGGCTGGAATCAATCAGGAACCACGCAGTCGAACTTGTTAGGTAGTGCCAGGAAATAACCTTGAGACCCAAACCACGATAATAGTTTTTATCGTTGTCTGCTGTTTCAGGCCGTCCATCGGAATCTACTAAGATGCTTGCAGTTTTTCTTAAAGCTCTAGGAACAAGAATGATATCTGCCTCAGAAGCAATTTTCATTCCTCTGTCATCCAAGACACTATCCACAGCTAAAAGACCAGTATTCAAATTATCCTCATTCAGGGTAATACCCGTGGCCGAGGCGTTACTTTGTGCGGTTCCACCATCTGAACGAGGGTGGCTCACGGAACAAAGTGGCTTTGCATCACCTCCTTGATAGGAAGTAGAGAAAGCGTTATTGAACACTTGTGCTGCATAATACTCAGCAGTTCGCTTAGCAGCTACAGCTAACTGAGCTGGTTTACGATTCATAATCCTGTACAAATCGTCCTCCCACATCTCTTCTGTAACTTTAAACCCTTTGGTGTACTTCTTGTGAGTGTAGGTAACATCATACATTTGATATGGATCATCATAGTGTAAACCCCCACCTTCAGATGTTTCAACAAAATATCCGAAACCAGAAACAGCAGAATCTTTTTCAGCCTGCTTTTCTGAGGTCTCGACATGAAACAACTGCGGAAAAACTTGAGGTATTTTTTCATACCTGTCATCGAAGATATCTCGAAATCCAGGTGCGAGCAAATCTCCGAAATTTGGTCTATATGCACTCATATTACTTTAGTGCCACAACTTACTGTTGAGCATAAGCATCAAGTTCACTTTCTGCGATTTTGAACAACCCCTGAGAATCGTCACCGTCACCCAGAGGATCTCGACTAATCAGTATAAATGCACCCGCATTATCGTCTCCATTTTGATCGGCAATTTGGGTAGCACTGGTTAAGTCAAAGTATTTAAGTTCATCTGCAACGGCTAAATCGCCAGCTGCATCGTTACGCCACAGAGAATTTTTGTCGACAACAACAAGAGCTTTAATCTCTTTGTCAGTCATATTATCTGAAGCAGCAACGTAAGTTTGGGAAGATGATGTCCAAGTCCCATCGTAACTAGAGTCATTAGCGTTATCGAGGTCGATACCGTCTTTGTTGACAATACCAACAACAATACCTAATACTTCTGTACCAGCAGCAGCCCTCTTACAACCACCCCCACTTCCGAAAGCCTCTGTTTGGACGGCTTCTCCAACGGCGACAGTAGACGAGTTCGCTATTCGTACAGCCAATGTGACAGGATTCTCACTTCCACCTGAAAGTTGACCTTGGTACTTAAAAGACACTTATTTTTTCACCTCCTTTCTTGTTCTTGTGCCAGAAAAACCCTTGGCACTAGGTTGTGGTTAACAACCACACTGGTATTCAGAAACTTGGTGAATAGAAGCTATCGTTTATGAACTCTTTTTCAAGAGTTTTTCTAAAGCCTTTTTATAACCCTCAACTCCTCCTGGCATCTTCTCGGCTACCCTACGCTGTTCTCTGGTAAGCTCGATTTGATTTTTATCTCCACCTTCGGACGATGTTGACGGCATAGCTCCAGATTGTGGTGCAGGGGTTGTGGGTACTTCTTTTAAAGTTTTCTTCAAGTTATCGTCTTTATCAACGACAGCTACGAATGTATCCTCTAAAACTGTTGGTAATCGGCTCAGTTGGACTTGATCTAATCTCAATCCTAATTGATTCATCTTGCTGCCGATTTTAGCTCGAATTTCTTTTCGAGTTTCGTCATCAAGCTTGTCAAGTCCTTTCGCTTGCTCGAACTTCTCAATCACTTGCCAGCGAAGGAAACCTTTTACTTCACCATCAGTCTGAGGGGCTTTAGCTTCAGTATCCTTGTCACCTGCATCACCTGCGAGAGAACTATCAGTTTGAGTGGTTTGCTTACCTTGCATTACTGATCGAACTTGTTCAAGAAGTTTAGGGTCTTGCCAGACGGCTTCAAGTACAGGTGCAACCTGTTGCTCGAACCTTTCGGCGGCCTTAATCTTCTCGCCTTGTTCGCTGAGACCTTTTTCAGCCTCACGGTAAGCCTTCCACACACCTGCTTGGTCCTTAAAACCTCGCTTTTGTGCTTCTGCCCACCAGTCTGGTTGTTCCCCTTTATCGTCTGGACTGGTATCCGACGATTGAGTCGTTTCTCCTGGAGTTTGCTTAGGGTCTAGATTCTCATCTTTTCCCTGCTCTCCATCTTGTGGAGTATCTTTTTTGTCAGGCATATCATTACTCTTTTCTAGGCCCCGTAAAGTGGGGTTCCCCTTACTCAGAAAGAGGCTCGTGCCACCGAGTTCCCTCCTAAGTTAATTTCATTATAACTTATATTGTATAGTTTTGTCAAGTCCATCATATTTCTTTTGTTTTTAGGTATTCCATGATAGTTTTTATCTGCGGACTTTGGGTGTGTTCTTTAATTAAATCAGCGTATGAGGGGTCACCGTAATAAGATGAAAGAGCTTGGTGGGGAGACTTGAAGTAATCAGACAAATAACGATAGTGTTTGGCTGCAAACTCCATAGATTTTCCTAAATCGGTTCTATCCTCTTCTGGAATCTTCAAATCAGGAAAAGCAGGATAACCGCCTTGAGCGGTTCTTCTAGTAATCTGCATTGGTCCCAGAGCAGTAGCTTCATTTTCTTCCATCGCAGCAGGATTAGTACCAAAAGAAGATTCCTGCCAATACTGAGAGAGCAAAATGTCAACTGGGACATTATATTCTTCTGCTGCCTTAGTAATAACAGGAAGTTCTTTAGTAATCTTTTCAGCAATGTTTTGACCATAATACTCAGAAATAGCCTTGATTTGCTCAGGGTCAACAGGTTGAGTCGGTGTTGATGTTGGTGTTGGTGTCGGTGTTGATGTTGGTGTTGGTGTCGGTGTTGTCTCAACAGGAGGACTACGCAGTTCCTGGGGACCAATTCCAAGAGTGTTTTTAATATTTTCCCATATATTTGTCCAGTTCATTATTATTTAGATTTTTTAACAGGTTTAGACGCAGCTTCCTCTAATTTATCCAGTTTCCTACCTGCATTCATAATTTCTTTTTTAATAAGATGAATTGCTGAGATTCTTCCTCTATAAAAAGACTTTTCAATTGCAAGTTTAACAGGGTCTGTTTCTGGATAAGTGATAATGGAGTTTTTGTCACGTATTACACTATTTTCCATTAAACGCCACAAAACTTTTATTTCTGGAGCTTGTGCTAACCTGGCCAAATCAGCTAAATCTTGGGAATTAAGATTTTTTTTCTTTTTTTTTGTCATTGATTAGTTCATCCCCTTTCCTAATAAATTCGCCACCTGTTGTGTTTGAGCTTCTTGGGGAGACTCAATGTTCCCTTTCTGTTTAACTGCTGTTGGTCCACTCGGAGGCTTATAATCTACCTCACCACCCGCATTTTTAGCCATCAATGCCTCTCCAGCTTGGGCTCTTTGCGTTTGCATTTGGATTTCACCTTGAATGTGTCTAACTAACTTAGCGAGTAAAAGAGAGTCTGGAGGAACTTCTCTCATTTCGGGAGAGTCAATAAAGGCAATATGAATTTCAGTGTGATGTTCTGGGGCATATGGTGTTCCGTTAGGTGGAATTTCTTTCCCTTTCAATAACTCTTGGTTTTCAATGGTAGCTGTTTCTATAGCTTTACTCATCATACCCTCATCTAGTTTTTCTTGAGTTCCCTTTTCTTTTTTGAACTCATCAGGATCATATTCATGGGCATCAAGTAAAGCATCACCAAGTTTTTCAGGATCATAGACAGGATTCTGGATTAAGCGATCATACATCATAGATGTTCTTTCCTGTTCTAAGGGTTTAGAAATTGGGAAAGTTGGGGTTGGTTGCATCTTAATATCAAAAGAGCCGTAGTATGGTGTCAAAAGTTCTGGTGTTGCTTCAAAAAAGAATGGTTCTTTACTCTTACGAACAACAATATTATCTCCGTCAACCTCCAACTTCTGGTTTTTCAATCTAATGTTACGGAACTTTTCTCGATATGGTTCACCATCAATCATTTTCAATCGTCCAAGTCGGTAAGCATCTCTAACTTCACGACGGTAATCTTTGCTAGTTTTTTCTCCAATGATTTTTTCTACCTTTGGAGTCATATAAAACTGACGAATATTAGATTCTCTCAAAACACCAACCTGGTAAAGACAAACATTTCTCAGTAGCCAGAGTTTTGCACGGAGACGTTTTAAAGTAGCCTCTTTTAGAATTGCGGCTTCGGTTGCTGTACCAGGAGTCCGTACAGATTGCATTCTATCGTCGTGACCCGTAACTCTGGCTGCGTCATCTTTGAGCATTTCCAGAGACAAGAAAGCACTACGGGGAATATCACCATATTCAACTGCTTTAATATTGTTCACATCATCAATAGGGATTAAGGCGTGAGGCCGAGCAATCAAATCTTCCTCGTTAATTTCAGTCTCACGAGTACTCAGCAAGAACTGTTTATCAATATCCAAATGGTTTCTATCAATTACCATTCTACGAAGAGTTGTTTGTTCTTCTTGAATGGACTCTAGTAGTTCAGATTCACCTCGGCCATAGAAATGATGAGGATCGAGGATATCAACTGCTCTAACAAATGGAAGTCTTTTGTGATTGTAAGGCATTGGACCCCTTTTAATAACCACATCGTTAGCCACAATAATCAAATTATCAGCTAAGTCAGGATTACCCGGTGTTGGAGCCACAGACCAATACCAGAGAACCTCTATTAGGTTATCCCTTATCACTGCTTCGGGTGGTTTAAACCATTCATAATAGTCGGTGTTTCCACCCGGCTTCACTTTTTTGGCATTGCCAAGGGGATTCCAAACCGGACCTTTAAAGAA